ATACTTGGTGTTACAGTTAAAGCACCACTTCCAGTATAGTATTGGAATAGAAGATAGTTCGTGAATGTACTGTCAGCGAACACTAGCGATGACCCACCACTACTAAGTGTATCTGCTATTACAAGGAAGGTATCTAACGCCCCAGCGTTAGCTATTCCTATCGGTTCACCTACTGACCTTGCGCTAAGAAGAGGCAGAGTAGATGCAGCCGCTGAGAAAGTGTGTTGTGAAAATAACCATGAATTGTTTACCGAATCGCCTACCCAAGTACCGTAACCGGCTTGTATCGTTTCGGTAGTACTGAAATTAGTTATCCATGAGAAATCTGCTGTCGGTACATTCGTTCCGTCTAAACGCAACCATTTGCCATCTAAGGCTGTTTCTTTCCATGTAGCATCTAGTTGACCGCTAAATGGATTTAAAACTCTAAATTCGTAGTCATTGTCAGAATAACACTTGACACAGGACAGCAAGACGAATATAATACAAACAACAAAGGAGACACAATGCCTAACAACTTTTGCCTTACTTGCAACAAATCTTTTTATGTAAAACCTTGTTATTTCAAACTGGGACAAGGGAAATATTGTTCTCACGAATGTTATCATGTTTCGCTTAGAGGGAAACCCCGCCCTGATAGATGGACTACTAGAGTTCTTGTTAAATGTCAAGACTGCGGAAAATCTTTTTATACCTATCCAAAGAAGATTGCCAACAACAGAGGAAAATTTTGTTCTAAGAAATGCTTTAATAAAAGCAAGATAACATCTGTACAGGTTTCTTGTGGATATTGCAACAAGACTATAACTAGAATCCAATCCGACATATCTAAGAATAAACTTTCGTACTGCTCTAAAGCTTGCTATGGACTTAGCAGAATAGGTAAAAAGCATCCTAACAGCAAGAGGCAATATATTAGTGGCGGATACTCGTGGATCTATTGCCCTGACCATCCTAGAGCAACAAAGATGGGATATATCTCTGAACACAGTCTTATCTATGAAAAGTTTCTTAAAAGATATCTTACAAGTGAAGAAGTAATCCATCATATTAACCGAAATAAAACTGATAATAGGTTTGAAAACCTTTCTTATTTTGCTAATAACGCTTTGCATATTAAATATCATAGAAAACTCCAAAGATTAGCTAAACAATCCATCATACTCCAAAAAAGTTAATGTGCTACGAGCGTCCCAATCAGTTTGAAAGACACCAGAATTTTCAGAATTTTTGCTATGGAAATATTTTGTGATTATATCATTGCTGTCAGCCAAGTTCCTTTCCATAATAATATATTCGCCTGTTGCCGCTATCCAAGCATTAAACTGTTTATCAGCAACACTCCCCATGTCTTGCCTAGAGACTTGAAAATTGACATAGTTATCACCTCTTTTAGACAAAACATGAAGAGTATCCCTAAAAGTCAATCCACTCATAACTTAAGTCCTAGCATTTTGGCCGCTTCTTTAACCCTTTTCGTGTTAACTTTTAGTTTTTCTTCACGCCCGATTAAATCAGTTTCTTTTTCGGCTAACCCTTCTTGTTGCTTATCCAAAGTAGCTCTCTCAGATACCATAAGAAACCTAGTATTCTTTATTTTCTTTTCTTCTTCAGAAGCTATCTCATCAGCATTAAGTAAAGCCGCTTGTGCTTCGGCTAAGACTTCATCTGTCTCTTTCTTTAATGTGACAACATCTTTAACACCTTTGACTTCAGCACGTTCAGCCTTGAGAACTTTCTTTTCTACCTTGACTTCAGCAATCAAATCATCAAGCTTGATACTCTTTGCACTTGCCTCTGAAACCAATCCATCTAACATACTGTTTTTCTGTGCTACCATAGCACAAAGTTCCTGCAACTTGTTCACTATCGCTTCCATTGTAGACCTCCTGTTATTCTATTCCAATAAAATCAACTGTTACATATATGTAATTTCCCGTTGTCGTACTTGCACCACTAGGCTGAAATTTAGCTCTAACCCACGGAGCAGTTAACCTTACATCAAAGTAAGTAACATACTTTTCATCTGCCGTTGATACTACACTCGTGTGGGTTTGTCTCCTGCCACAATAGCAGTTTTTATTATATCCTTGTTATATCGTCTATCTCTCTCAATGGTCTAAGTATAATGTCTCTTCTAAGAGTATCTATTTCTTTTTTCTTGTCGCTATCAGATAACACTTTATATTCAAAACTTTTAATCGTGATTCTCACTTGATTAGCATATTCTTTCTGATATGTTGATACAGCTTTATCAGATTGTTCAGTCTTAGGATGTGATACCGTAGGCATATTATTACTTTGATTTAATCTGTTAAACTCTAGAAGAATATCGTTTGTCTTATCATCTTTGAACCCTAGAAAACCTGTAGATTCTACATCTCTACCAAGAAAATCGTATCTCTTATCTCTTGGTACTACTGCGTTATATAAATCATACGATATGATTGCTGGTAGCACCCTAACCTTAATCCATTGTTTGAAATCCTTATTACCAAAACCTAAAGAATCAACAGTATCAGCTAGTTCTTTTGAAGAAGCCGCTTTGGTTATTTTTCTTGTTATTATTTCGTTAGCTTCTTTGATACCCGGAGTTTCTAAAAGTTGCGCGAATAATCCTCCCATATATCCAGAAACTCCCGATTCGCCCTTGGCTCGTGCTTGCCGTAAACCCATGATTCCCGATAGAGGTATATTGATTATAGGCAAGTATCTCAAGGGGATCCAAACCCCACCAACCCTCAACATTCCAGCGTTTGCACCTCTCGCCCTAGCTAATGCCCCTTCCTTTGGTTCTAACGCATGATATGGTGCGATATAGTCATCGTCATCGAGAAGTGCCGCTATGACCACCACAGCGACTGAGAAACCTAGATATCTTACAAGTTTATCTACACCTTCGTGCATCCTCTCTGCCCTAGTTTCTATATTCTTTTCTTTTACTGAATTGCTTATTTGCCATAGTGCATTAAACGCACCTATTCCCAGAGCCGCTTGAAACCCTTGACTTGCGGTAGTAGCTGGTATTTTTGCGAATGGCATAATTACCTTGCCAAAATTTACACCTGCTAGTTTGAATTTTTCTCTTACACCTAGTACGATTTCACTCATGCCGTCTGTTTGCGTTCCGTTCATTCTATGCGCATCTTTTATTGCCGCATATCGTATATGAATGGCTTTAGGGTCTACTGGAGTAAAACTATAACTATCTTTAAGCAACTGATCTGCCCTCTGCTCTTCTGTCATACCTTTAGGCAATTGTCCTTTCTTCGCCTCCATAGCCGCTATCTCACGGCTCATCATCGTAGCTGTGTCTGCTCTACCCATATTAGCGAATAACGTATCTGTACCACCTGCTAACCATTTAGGTGCTTGGCTTGCCGTTCTCGATATCCTAGCCATTACACTAGCGAATTTTTCTAATGCACCCTTAGATTCTCTGAATGGTTTAGCTACCGCACGGTTTACTTTCTCACCAAAGAACATACGTCCTTCGGCTAAGTTCTCCATACGAGATATATCATACCCTGTCTTATGGTACAACCTCATAGCAAAGGCGGTTTGTTTTCTAATGAACTCCCCCGATGCTTTGCTCGGTTTAATGCCCGATATCTTGGCTTGCATCTTCTCAAGGACGGTGCTTTTCATGTCAGCACTATTCATGTTGCCTGATACGATCCTTTTAACTATCGCTCTTTCTATTGCGGGGATACCCTGATAAAGGAAACTATTCTTTAATATTCTATGTGACGCTAATATATTCGCTCTCATAGTATCTATTATCATGTTGGCTACCCTAGATGGTGTCTGTGGAGTTAGCATAGCAGCGTAATCCCGTACCGCTTGCTCTTTAAGCAAAAAGTCCGTAATGACATCTTCGTTTTCGTAAGTCAACGACCCGTCAGTTTTCTCCATCATAAGATCAAAAGCATCACGTTGTGCATCTGTCAACTTAGATAGTTTCTGGCTTTCCTCAACTGTAAGATTAACGCCTAGCTTATCCTCGACTAATGTCTCCATAAAACTAGCTGTATCTTCAGGATTCAACGCACCCAAATCATCAAGTGCCTCTATCTTAGAGATAGCACCTTTCAACCTCTTATCGTCTCTGAGCTTGTCAGTACCAAACGCACGTTTTTCCCATAGCTTCAGATTGCCAGAGACTTTCAAATCTCTATAGAAACCGTTGAGTGTCTTTGCCATCTCAGGATTAACGTACTTTTCTAATGTCTCTATGCGTTCACCCTCTGACATCTTTCTCATAGCTCTGATATTTATACCTTTCGCCATAGCTTGTGATTCTGCGATAGATAACCCGTCATAGAGTGGCGTTACATTAAACATATTATACACCGCTCGCCTTAAAGCCATCTTCTGCCTAGGAACCAAGAAAGCCTTTTCTAGTCTAGCTACAGCCATCTTTGCACTATTTCCGATATACTTCTCAAGCATAGCAACCCTGTCTTTAGACGTTGCCTCACGCAGAATATCCATAGTGATTTTCTTTTCCCTGAAAGCCTGTTTCAAGTCTTGTGCCTTATCTTTCATTATGCAATCTATAGGCATCAGCAGATCAACTCCTCAATTAAAGTATCTATTTGTTCTATAGTAGTTCCATTAGTCTTGCCTCTTAAACTCTCATTAACTTCTTTAGCGAATTTAGCAGATTCGGATTTAACTTTCTTCTCAACGGCTTTCTCTGGTTCTTTAACGTCCCCTAATTCCTCACCTATCTTATCTAGCCTAGCTTTGGTTATGTCGTGTCTTATCTTTGTGCTACTACTTACGTTCAACTTGGCGATATTAAGCGTCTGAGCGGCCTCTGAGAACGATTTAGACATCTTCCTAGCCACATCCTCGGCCTGTGCGTGTTTACCATCAGCTATCAACGCTTGAACGACAACAGACCTAATAGCATCAGGGAATACACTAGGAGGTGCTTTCACTATGCCATGTGCTATCTGCATCGCTTTCTGTGGGTTGTTCTGTGCGTAAGTAAACGCTTTCTTCTCTTGGTCTTCTAATGTAATCGTATCTATCTTAACTTCGCCTTTAAATCCGAACTTGCCTTTAATCTTATTGAAATGTGTCGAATAACCTTTAAACGTGTACTTATCGAGGCTGATAGTGGGTACACCGTCTTTGGTTTTTTCTTGTTCTGCTGGTTCAACAGTTATTTCTTCTGTTACTTTGGCTTTCTTAGCTTTCTTCTTGGGTTTCTTTACCTCTGTCTTAACTTCCTTCCCCTGAGCTTTCTTCCATTCGGCTTTTAGTTGGGCGGTGGTTTTGATTTGTTCATTACTAAAAGCTATATAAGAATCACCCTTGCCTTCTGCTGTATTGCTATACACAATTCCATCATAGCCCTTTTCTCTTAATATTTCTCGTACATCATATGTTTCTTTATTATATATATACTCATCGTATTGCTCTCTAGTTATTATATTTTTTTCAAATAACTGCGACAACACCCCAGAATGTGACCAACTATTTCTATCCTCAAGCCTTATCGGATTTTTTACGTCTATGATATATTCTTTCGTAGAAGCACCTTTCCTTGCACTTGCTACGAAATCAGCCTGTTCTTTAGTACCAAAATGCACCCCTACTGCTTCTTTTTTATATGGTGAAACTTCTCCTGCAATTTTAAATTCACCTTCTACTGTACCACCATGATAAACCTTATCGCCCTGTGCCTCAACATACTCCTCAGCCGTCTTGAAGTTCTTCGGGTCTAGTGTCTTTGCAACCTCTTTTCTCAACGACTTCGTTCCTGTTACTCCTACTGGTAAGCCTGTCTCTGGGTCGATTTCTTCTTGCGTTGGTACTTTTAACTCTTCTTTGGGGATTACTGCGTCTACGGCTTCTTTGAGGATTGCGTCATATTCTTTATGATCCTCGCCTATTTCATTTTTGAGCGACTTCTGTATTTTTGAAACTACAGCTTTGCCACTCGCTCCGATACCACCGAGTATCGTTGTTAATAAAATAGTCTGCGGTGCGACCTCTTTAAATGCTTGCGTCCAAGTAATCTCGGCTTCTTCTCTCTGCCCCGCTTGATGTTCTATAGGAGCTTGAAACTTGGCGGTTATGGTTTCTGTTAGCAACTCCTCCCCGTACATACCAGCGACTCTTTCAAGTATCTGACCTGCGATTTGTTGCTTGATAACTCCACTTGCCGCCATCTTAGCGAATGGTGCTGTTAATAATTTGCCGAACGCTAAGTTACTCAATGCTTCTGGTACTGCTTCCCATAATCCATACCTAGTAGCCGCACCGTTAAAATCTTTCTTTAATCTCTGTTCTTCCGCTAGTGTCAACCCTTCACCAGTAGCTTCTTTCTTTTCTTCGTTCTTAATGTCTAAATAACTCTGCATTATGGAGTAGGTTGACATCTCGTAAGCCACTTTACCACTTGCCGCTGTTCCTGTTGCCCAAGCTACTACCCTTGCTCCCGGTACAGGTAAAGCCGCTACTGGTAACCCTGCCCCTAACCCCGCTCCCATTGATGTCAATGAATACGATATGCTTTTTGGCAATTGTGCTATGTCTGATATTTTTATAGGCACACCCGGCAATATTCTCGTTTGTTCGTATTGCTTGAAAACATCTTGAACAAAACCATCAGGGTTAGACCTTGCGTTTTGCAATGTTCTTTGTGTCCAATCCCCCCCGCCTTGCACAGTAGCACCCTCTGCACCTGCATGAGCAGATAATATTGCCGTTCCTACTTCTTTGGGTACTCTTGCCAATGCTCGCCCTAGCACCTTTACAGAAACCACAATATCACTTCTATCCCTAGAAGCTAGAAACGATATAGTGTTTCTTAATGGCAACTCTTCCTTGTCAGCTAACGCCCTAGCATCCGAATATAGGTTCTTAGACTTTGCTACTCTTTCTGACCTATCTTGCATTATGCCAAACTTCTCTAAAACAGGTCTAATCTTATCAGCGAATATATTAGGCTGTGCTACCCTTAACTCTGTTTGGTAGAAATCATCTACCTCATAAGCTATGTCAACCTCATCCATATCACCCGGTACGTTCATGGTCTTATCAACATCAGACATATATATAGTCTGTTCGGGTAGCTCTTCTTTAGTAGTAAAAAGTTCTTCTTGTGGCACTTCTGCAAACTGATCGAAATATGAAGGCTCTTCCTGTATGGGTTCCCCAACAACTGGCGTAACTTCCTCAACAACTGGCTGAGTCACCATGTTAGGCTGAACCTCTTCGAACTGATCGAAATAATTATTGTCCGACTTTACTTGCACCATTTTTTATTGCCTCGTCTACTTTGTCTTTAGGTATATTTCTCTGCTTACCATCAGGTGTCATCATAACAACAAATCCCTCGTTCTTTTCTTTCTGTGGCTTAGGTTTTACTGTACCCTTTAAATCACTTTGAGCTGTTGTAACTTGACTAATCCCACCATCTTTAGTTGCTATATGAGTAGGCACATCCTTTACTCCAACTAGTGATGGATACATATTTACAGCTTCAACATTCCAGATAGATGTTGCTAACTCAGTTATTTCTTTGTTAGTATAGTCTTTATCTAAATCTATTCTTTTCATTAACTCTTCGTTCACATTCATAAATACTTTGTCCTGTTGCGTTTCTGTTAATTTAGATTTTTTTACTGCATCAAGATTAAAAGCAAAGAATCCTTTAACAGCACTTAGCCCTTTTAAACCAACTAAATCTACACCATCTAATTTTGATTGATATATCTTTTGTGTTTGTTTAGCCCACATATCACCATTTTGTTTTCCTAGTCTACCTTCATTCACCGCTACAACCATTTCTTTATTAAACATTGCCATATCTTTAAATAAGAGTTCTTCATCACCTTCGTTATCTAGTATTTTGCTATATTGAAGAGCTATTTTATCGTAAGTAGGTCTATGTAAAATAACTCTTTTCTTTGAATTAGTATTTACAGCTAAGTTAAAGAGCATCTTGATTTGAGATTCCTTGAACAATAGATCACCGTTATAATCTTTCATATCTTTTAATGCTATTATTTCACTATAAGTAGGATTATCTTTTCCTGAAGGGTCTATTGATCTTAGAGTAAAGTCCATTAGTACATCATTTTTTTTAATCGTATCCTGTCGTTTAAGTTCCGTTGTTATAGCCTTTTGTTTTATCAATCCTGCTGTTAATAATGTTTGTCTTTTCTTAGCGTCTACATCTGCATAGATACCTTCCTCACCTAGCGCCAACTGATCTATCGTGAAATCAAGGTTATTCTCAAACTCGTCATATACGTCCGCATCAATGAACCGAGTACGTTGTTTTGCTTTCTCTGCTTCACCCTGTGCGGGGGTTAATAACCCTGTACTAACGTGTTCATCTATAAGTAGTCCCATTCCATCTAATATCATTTTTCTAGCAGGTTGAGAATCAGCTTTTGTATACGCTCCTTCCATAGCATCGAAATTCTCGTACATCTTGACCTGCGAATCTGCCATCTGTCGTTTTCTTAGAGTAGCGTCTATCCTTGTATTAGCCATTAAAGCTAACCCTTCGTATTCATATTCGTAAGCGTTACGAGCATAAGGAAGTGATATACCTTTGGCAGTCTCAGACTTGATTTTAGCAATCTCATCAGTTAAAGTCTTTTTGTCATATACATCTGGTTGGGTCAAAGCTCTCTCTTCCAACTCAGCAAGTCTCTTTGCAGATATAGTCTTAGCCTCAGTTTTCTCGTTTAGTATCTGTATGTTCTCAAACCTCTGTGCAACTTCTTCGGTTTTCTGCAAGAACGCTTGACTCGCTTCTGCTGTACGAGAGTTTGCCCCAGGCTGTGTCCTTACTGCCGGAGCTTGTGTTGATAGTTCTGAACCCTGTAACGGATTTCTGCGAGGAATCTTGACCATTTATGCTCCTATAGTTATATTGTGACCTTTTGCACTAAAGGTTTCCCCAGCAGTAGACGCCGTGGAATCTCCTATTTTCTTATTCTTTCCCGGCACACTATACTTCTCTCCGTATTTGGCTACTGAACTTAGTACGGTCTGTGAAGCTCTCAGGTTAGCTGCTGTGCTTCTGTCTCTGCCCTCTGCTCTATCTGCGTCTGCTTGACTCTGAAACGCACTAGCACCCATCCTAGCGTTAATCTTGTCTATCGCTATATCAAGTTCCGCATCAGCTATGTCGTTCTGAACAACATCTATTGCACTACCTGAGAAAGTCACACCTGATTTAGCATACAATGCTACCTGTTCGCCTGTTAAATTACGCATAGCTTTACGTTTCTTGAACTCGTTTAGCTTCTGCTGTTCAGTAACCAGTACGCCTTGAGTCTCAGCTATCGTAGCGTTTAAATCAGCTTGTGCCTTATCTGCTTTACCTTGTGCATACTGTGATACCCCTTTGCCAATTCCAGATATCAAGCCTGATGCCGCCATTGATCCTGCTCCGACTGTCATTTTTCCGATACCTCCGATTTGACTACTACACCCAGTACATTCAATGGATTCGGTTTGTCCTGTCTTATAATTAACTCACCATCTTTACTCCACCATGTCTGAAAAAACTTCTCTAAATCTTTTGTTTGTAATGCTGTTACTACTTCAGAGTTTGTATCCCCGAAATTCACCGTGTCAAGCGTATCTTCAGTTAACCCTACTTTCATGCTTAAACTTCTGTCTACTCGTATTGTCGATAAGTATATTCTTCTGTTCTTCGTCTGGCCTGTACCTGTAGCACTACCGTCAGAGAACTTGAGTAGTTGTATCGTACCGTCATAAGGTAGCCCTGTATGGGTTACTGCCGCTTTAGTTGTTAGCAATATAGCACCACTTGATACCGTAAAAGTTTCTGTCAACGCTACTCCGTCTGCTTGTACCTCAACCGTCTCGGTTTCAAGATGCAATAGTCCAGTTACCCCTGTTGACATCTCCCTGATTTCACCATCAGAAATATAAGTAGTATAATCACTTCCGTCAACATCTTCAGAATCAGTAGATATTTTGTATTTAATGTAATCCCAGTAGACCACTCCACCTCTATTAGCACCAGGGTTGGTATCTCCTAAAAGAATATATTTGTTTGCTGTAGCACTATCTAGAGTTCCTGTTATTCTACTCACACCATCAACAAGGACTGTTAATGAGGTACCCTTGACTACTATCTCATATACATGATAAGCATCCGTTGTATCCATAGTGTAAGTCTGTGTTGATTCTGCTAGATAAGCTGCATTAACATTGATTTCATCATTCTTAATAAACAAAAGAAAACCATAAGCTCCATCCCGTACTTGTATATCCGCAGCTCTAGTCGATCCATAGGTTACAACTTTTAGTCTAACGGCTATAGTATATCCTTTAGAATTATCCACATCGTCATGGAATGGATCACCAGTAACATTATGAGCATAATAAGCCCTATCTGTAGCGGCTGTAGTAGAAGATGTCTGAGTAGCACGATATCCATTAAGAGCATCCCCATCAGCAACCCGTGTCCATGCACCTATACCTGCCGTTGTTTTGTGCCACGGATAAGCTTCGCTAGAATCATCAGGAAGTGCTGTCAGATTGTTACTCTCTACATCCCAAGGTAGGCTATTTACAGTCTTTAACTCAAAAGTATCAGCCGTTTTACTAGCTACAATATATTCGTTACCGTTAAGTTCTGTCATACCCACTACGTTATCTATCTTTATCTGATCCCCGTCACTTAGACCATGCGTGCCAGCGGTTACTACTACTGGATCTGCCGCTGTTGCCGCTGTCATAGTAATAGCTGTGTCCCTTGTAACAGAGCTATCAAGCCTTATAGCGTCCCAATCATCATCAAAATCTTCTGGTGTAAAGAACTCTATAAACCGTTTAGTCGTACCGCCTATAGTCCTATTAACAACTACCCATATCTGGTCAGCTTCGTCTTGCTTAGGGATAACCGCTACAGATTCAAACTTCCCTGCTTGTGTTGAATCTGTGCCAGCTTGAAGCCTACACCATCCTGTAACCTCTTGCTCTGGATTCCGTGTCAGTACCGCCATAATGCCATCGTCACGCACACACCACATCCTATCGTTAGGTGCTTGCTGATAATCTATATCTACCGCACCGTCACCGTCTTTGATTATATGCGCGGCTAATAGGTTCATATCCCTAGCCATATTCGTATCTGAATTGAAATCGTAACTTATCTCTCTAAGCTTGTTAAGATTCCTTTGGATGTAATAGATAAACGAGCTTAATCTTTTAGGTGCTAATGACGCTACCCCATAATTAGTATCTCTTGTTATCTGTATAGAATCAGGTGTAATCGGAGCTTCACTTGCACCGCTTGCACTAAATGTTCCACCGCTTGTACCTATAGTTAGATTCCTTCTACCTGACATGAGCCAATTTATAGCATTTCTTTCTTCGGTAGCTATCTCAAAAGTTACGGCATCATCGTCAGCTTCTGTACCCTTATCAAAACTATCATAAGCGTTTACTGCGCTACCCCATATCTTCTGAGGCTCATGTGTAGTTCCACCATAATAAAGTCTACCGTCATGGAACGCTACTGCCGAAGGATAACCTCTGACGCCGCTAAACGCACCTTCTGCCCAGTCTGTTGTAGCCGAAGATTGTTCCAAATCTCCTGCCGTTCCGTCTGGTTCAGCTTGTACATCTGCAACTGCATTAGTGGCATCAGTCACGGTAGTTATCTTAACCACACCGCTCTTTATTTTCCATAGCGAACCTACATGACCAGCCTCAAAAGTATTTGATGACGCTACAACATCTATACCTGTACCCGTACCGTTACTAGGAGCTAATGTTACCGCTGTAATATTGTCATCCAGAAACGGGCCTCTAACAATATCAGCCGCCGCTATAGCAAAGGCTGTTGCGCTTGTCCGTGTAAGTTTCTGTACGGCATAACTGCTATGTGTTAAATACTTAACATCGTTTCTATGTGCTTGCATTATGCTGAATATGTCAGCTTCTAAATACGTTGTTGTTACGTCAGTTGACGTTAATGTTGTCTGCATAACGAGCCGTCTGACAGACATCTGCGTTCCGCCATAGTTGTCAGCGAACTTGAAAGCATAATATCTGTAAGCAGTAGAGTTGGTTATCTCAATATATTTAGGGTCTGCTACGTCTGCTGAAGAGTGTTGCTCAAATGTTCCACTTGCCGCTGTTATCTGTGTCCAGTTCGTATCTGTTCCATAAGTCAACTCTGCAAATGCCGCCGCTGTATTAGAACCCCATATAGTAAAAGTCTTTGCTCCAGGAGTCGAATCAGAACCGTTTATACCATTCTCGTAATATATCCTAGTAGCTACCTTTGCGGAACCTAAATCAATATGAAATCTCTGGTCAGTAGTTGCCGCATCAGACCGCCATGCGTTACCAGCCCATGTTCCAGTCAAACTCTTAGTTGGATCAGTAGCGTAATAAGGCCAGTAATCCGTGCTTATTTTAGTCGTGGCTTTTACATAAGTGTCGCTTTGTGCCGTTGGATATACTGAAGTGAACTGCGTGACATTAACTAACGTAGCGTCATTAGAGTATACTCGTATATATAAGTGGCCTATCTCCAAAACATAATCTTGGTCAGCACTATACTGGAACGGCATCAACCTTGACGCTTTAGTAGAATCACTAGTCTCTGCGACATACCTCGTGCCAGTACGGAAGAACCCTCCACCTAGCTGATTGACAATGAAGTTCAGCATTACCTTCGCACTATTGGCGAACTTTGCTAAATCCCATCTGCCGTAAGCTTCTGGTGATATCTCTCCGTTGGAGAAATTCGACTGAGATGTTGTTACTTTGGGCATTTTAACTCCTTATTAATACGGATGCCAAACACCATCATTTGACGTTCCGTATATATACGATGATCCTAACTGTCTTGCTACTATCCATTCATCTGCTCTTGCTTCACGGGGCGAACCCTGTGTAGAATCAGAAAATACAGCTTTGGGTAATGTAACACTTTCAAATTTCTGTAACAATTTCTCTGCTTTAGTAGCACTATTCGTTAACGAGAAACATATCTCCGAAGCTATCTTACCAGCTAATGCATCTCTAAACTGTGATGTATATGACGATGGTGTATCGAGACTATATGTGTATATTATTTTCAAATCATCTACGTTAGATAAGATACGTAATTCCTCTACTTTTATCCTAGCTAGTCTATTAGAGAACATATTGACTTCAAGCAAATCTGTAGGACGATAGAATATATAGCTCATCCCATCTTCTGTAAAATTAAGCACTTCTGATAATATCCAATATACCGATGTTAAGTCAGTAGCAAACGTCCCTGCTGTATGTGCTGTAAGACAAGTATAATTAAGCCCTGAACTATACACCTGATCGCCTTTAGCGTAGCCTGTAGCAGTCACCCAAGTCAACTTGACTTCCCAATCAAGTGCCGCTAACTCTACAGAAAACGTAACTGACGTATTCGCTATAAGACAGTTATAAACTACATCGTTATAAAAGACAGTATCACCTACTGCATAAGACGTAGCCGTTTCCCATAAATCAACGTCAGGATGCGTCATATCAATAAGCTCTGCACGTTTCTGCGCAAATGTCCAGGGATGTTCCATAAGCATAGAATCACGACAATCATCATAGACATCTGTAACAAGTCGTTGCTCTTCAACATCATCGGCTACAGTAGATAATCTTCTAGAACCGCATAGAGATAATGTTTTATTGTAAATTGTTAATTTCGTTACTGCCATGTTCCACACTCCTGTTATGCAAAAGACCAACTAGAACTGCTGTGAATAGACAAAATGGACCCATCTGCCAAACAAACATACCTCCAGCACTTACAGCCACACATGTAAAACTGCTCAGTAAAGCAGTACGATACTCATTCTTAAGGAAATTCATCTTATAGATATACCCTATTGCCATCAGTAACATAATCAATCCTATAATCCCACAATTGTATGTCCACTCAAGATACTCGTTATGTGCCTCGTAAACTTTATTCCTGTGTATAATATGAAAGGTATAATAGAAGCTTCCTAGCCCCCTGCCCGTTAAAGGGTACTTGCCAAACTCTTTGCCATCTTCCATATCTCTATCTGAGATAGGTGCGTTAATATCCTCAATTACCTGTACCCATGCGTCAAACCTACCAGAACTTGTAACGTAGTCGGGTTTATAGTGCTTCAGGGCTACCACACCGCTACTTATCACTATAAGGCATACAATCACACTAACTAATTGTTTTCGTCCCTTACAAGCGAAGTAGAACGCTAAACTCACTATCATCGCTCCGATACCGACTTGGCTCTGTATTACCAGTACAGCGACTATTATTGTGAGTGCCATAGCCTTTTTCTTGAGATAAAACGCTAAAGGTACTATCATCGCTATAAATGGCCCAACAAATGCCGGATGTCCTAATGTACCCGAATAGTTCCATTGTTCGTGAAACATACCGTTTGATTTAAAAAACTGGTCAAGGTTTAAGCCTTGAAATAGAGTGAACCCTGCCATGATAGTCCCTACCCATACCATAACAGTTAAAATTGTTTTAACCTTGAAATCTTTACCTAGGCTGGATATCGCTACAATACCAAGTAAATACGCTAGAATATAGCAGAAAGGTTTCCAACTCCAGAACTGCATTAACTGCATCCCGAATAAATCTACTCCACTTGAAGGTGATAGCATTATGTTCAGCCATACGAACCCAACAAGTATCAATGCCCATTTGTTGCTGAACTGTTTTATTTCGCCCTTATATAGTGATAACAGCCCCAATGCTAACATAGTCGCAAACGCTAAAGCACTCTTAAGCTCACGGATATCTTGGCTTTTTATGCTTACGAAAGGTACTATAATTAGCATCAAGGCTATTATCTTTTCCATGTTACTCCTTATCCAGCATTAGACCAAGCTCCAGAGCCTATACCTGGCTTGATTGATTCAACATACCAATCTCCACCAAATGCTCTGAGTGTTATTACCGGATAACTGTCTGCATACGATCCTGTGATACTTTCACCAACTGCCATGCTAGTTGACAAGAATATAATAGCATCGTCCTGTGGCTCTATATTCATGTCAGGTGGTGTTGCTCCACCTTTAGCTACGCCAGTCATAAAGGTGAAATATACACCGTCATGCGTTGTCGCTGTGATAGATGGCAAAACAAACGACCTACTACCCGTAGGTACTCCCGTTGCAACAAAAGTCGTTCCTGACTCAGAAACTTCAATTGTATCTGGAGTAGCGGATTCTTCCGATATCCGTTCACCGATCTTTACTTCCTGTACTGCCGTATAAGGGTCACCTATATCAACATTCCCGGTGAAGTTCAAATCCATCGCTGAATCTGTCCTTACACCCTGATCCCTTACACCTACACTTGCAAAAGCCATGCTACACGCAAAGACCAATGCAAGAGTCATTACAAATAACTTTTTCATAACTTCCTCCTTAATCCTTAGTGTAAAACACAACCATGTTGATCGTACCAGTAGTACCTGACGTTGACGCACCAGTAGTGATAGTGATCTGATTGTCAGGCGTTGCGGCCGTAGTCATATCAACTTCATAACCTAAACCGTCTGGTTTGTTCAACCGTGTAGTTACCGACCCATCACCGTGATTGGTCGCAGAAATGTATCTATCCGGATCTTCTAAATCCCCTACGGCAAGCGTTGTTGATGACCCACCGATGTCATCCGTACTCAGGATAACTTCAAGGATTTTAGAACCTAATGGCAGTTCTGGCCCCATCTCAATCACCGTGCCAGAAACCGTTGAAGATACTTCATACTGGTCAAAAAAGCATTTTACTCGACCATCTAAATACCCTTGCTCGAATTTGTTGCTTAGTCCACCAGCGTCTATTAGTGTCTTATTAACACCTTTTACAGTTGCCATAATACCCTCCTCAATCTTTGGTATACTTCACTTCGATATTCATCGTACCTGTAGCCGCCGCCGTAGCAGTAGTTACAAGTATCTGATTATCGGGAGTTGAAGCAGTTGTCATGTCGATTTCATACCCCAGACCATCCGGGGCATTAAGTCGGGTAGTTAGAACTGTACCTCCACCATGATCTGTAGAGGTTATGTATCTATTCGGATCTTCCGCATCGCCAACTATCAGCGTTACGTTGTTGCCAAGATCGTCCGTTGATAAAACAACTTCCAATATCTTCGCACCTAAAGGAAGTTCCGGGCCTACCTCGACAACTGTCGCTAGTAACTCACCTGCGAACTCATACTGGTCAAAAAAGGTTTTTACCCTACCGTCAATATAACCCTGTGATATCTTGTTACTAAGTCCACCAGCGTCTATCTTTGTTTTGTTTACACCTTTAACTGTAGCCATTTTAATCCTCCTATGCTTTAGAGCTTACGCTCAATGACTCGTACTATTCGGAGCAAGCTATCTGGACAACTCTTTCCTCTTCCAGCCTTACCGCACCTAGAACGATCTTCAAATAAACCTGCCATCCATAGTTCTTGTCAGGTCTAGGATCAATACGTCCTTCAGCTTCATTCTGTATAGCAAGCTGTATACCTTTCTTCTGATACGCAAGCACAAGCCTACTATCAGAAGTATCAGTCTCAAGCTGTTCACTATGAACAAACTTAAAACCTAACCATGAGTCCAACGTACCTTCGACCAACGCTTTAACCGTATTGAAATCAGAACTCGTTACCTCTGTCGTACCCAGCAAATCTTCTAGCTGTTCCGCAGATATAACGATATGACGGTCTTCTTTCTCAACTTCGTTTGCGTTCAGTTTCTTGCTAGCTTCAATAAGTTTAGCCTTAGTGAGTCCCGCTCCACCTACAGCTATCTTTGAAGTGCTAGGTAGTGCCGTACTTGTTCCACCAGCTTTACCTGCAAATGCCGCCGCACTTGCCGCCTGGATGATGATAAGGTCGGTCTTTCGAGCCGCCGACGCCATCTTAGCTTGCATATACGTGGATTTAGGGTCAACCAACATAGCTAGAGCATCCTGTGGATCTTCAAGGGTATTCGATACAAAGAACCTTGGAGTCACTCGCCTACGCTCGTGGTCTGGAGTTTGTACTGGGGTGTCAGCATAACGAGTCATGATTTCTTCCATTGAATCTGAACCATACTGATCGTAATACTTTGCTTCGCCTGTCCAGTCAGTATCAACCATGACAGTCTGACGTAGCCTGTTGTCCATCTGCTGTGCCAGCATAGTTATCGTATTCTGGTACTGTTGGACAAATGCTACTTCTGGTGTTCCTCTAGCCATTTTAAACCTCCTGTTAATAGTACATTCCTATTTAGCAGAGTGTCCAAAATGGGTCTGCGAATACTTTTGGGTCTCGTTAGAGAGTATCCGGTATTACTTCTTAGCTTGCTGTGAAGGTGAACGATATTCAGGTTTAGGTGCTTCCGCAGTATCCTTTGCCTGTTTCACGTTGGTGTCCTTCGTTACAAACTCATACATCTTCTCGCCTAGTGCAAACACTTCATCTTTACCAAGTGCGTGTTTTGACGCTACTGCTACAAACGGTGTTGCACAATTTAACCTTAATTTGCATCTATCCATCTCAGTCATTGTGCACCCCCACCATAAGCTATCTTGTGAAGCTCTGTCATCTCTCTGACGGCCTTCTTATGTTCCATGCCTTCATTATGATACGGATGGTCTTTATTACCCATTATCTCTCGTATCTTAGATTCTGCACCCTTGCTATCAGTAGTCAACGATGACGCTCCGTAACTCTTTATCGAATCTTCTGACATCGACTTGCCTATAGCCGTAAACATCTTTATTACTGACGGATCATTACCTACATCTTTCATAGCCGTTAAAGCTTCAGCACCACCAAACCTCTCGATAACCTTCTTTCCAAGTTGGACATTACCCTCATACATATGCCCCATCTCACCTCTGAGCTTTGTTGTGGCTTCGTTAAACGCTGTAGTCTTAGCTTCATCATCCTGTTTAGCGGCATTGCTTAGTGTATCTACCATGAACTTATAGTTAGCATCAGCCTGTGCCTGTGTTAACCCTGCTGAATAGTTATGATCTTTAAGCGTCTTTTCAAACTCAGGACTAAACTTTGAACTCTCATGTGCGCCTTCTATAGGAGTGAACTTGTACTCATCTGCTATTACTGGCCTACCTAGAGCGTTCAGAAACTCGTCTTTCTGCTCCTGTGTAGCGTCTGCTGGCGGTACAATAACACCTTTCTTGCCTACCATCTCACTAGCGTGCTTATACCCTTTGTAGAAATCTTCACCCGTCTTGTACTTCTTTACCGACTCATCGTCTTTAGCACCATCACCAAGATAATCCACAAAAGTCTTACTGCTAGATGCCTTGTACGCATCACCCAACTCTTCAACTGTCGTTCCACTAAAACCTTCCCCTCCATCAAATCCTTCTGGTAATGGTGTTCCTTCCCCACCGTCATTCCATCTAGCTCTGAACCCTAACGCTCTTACTGCTTCCTTGAACTCGTTTCTCTTGGGTCTTATGTGTCCTTTCGGGATAAGAGTATCCATCATAAATATCATTCCTCCTCTGTTAGTTCCATGCCCTCACCTGAGATCATGGTCTGTATGTGTAAATACACCCTACGCATACCTTCCTGTGTGTCATTCTCTATCGGTGCGTCTACATAACAGCCTACACGCAAATCCTCTAATACCTTCTTCCCATCATCAGAGTTAAACAACCTCATGTACTTACGCTTTAAAGTCTTAAACTGCTCTATGCTTTCCGAATCCCCAATCTGTAAACCGTAATCTTCCATATCTCCCCTTACGTTATCTCAAGCAATATGTCTTGTTTGTGTTCGTTGTTCTATATCTGACTCTCTTTATTGCCTTTTCCTTCTTTCGGCGTACTGTCTCTGGACTTAACCCATAAGCTCTACCTACCTCAGCCAATGTCATGCCATCGTGAAACATCATATAAAGAATCAAAACATCATCGAATGTCCAACAAACTGTCATCAGATCTTCCCAAAATAGACGCTCTTCCATCTTACTCCTTACCATACGTGCTTGTTAAGTCTATGAAACTTCTTATAATCAATATTCTTATCAGAGAATAACTTTTTACGGTTCTCAAGCTTGCCTTCAGAATCCTTCTTTAATATACCGCCTAGCTTCTGTAGCATCAACTCTTGTGAATCGCTCTTGAACTTGTTTTGATTCCAACACATCATACCTCGCATCATATCATCTTCTTCTTTATGCGTGATGCTCTTGTTATCATAGATGTATCTTAGCACAAGCTGACTTAACTTGCGCAAGCTCATTAGATAGTTACTGCTTATTTTGATGAACGGCATCTGCTCTCCTTAATGAAATCGTTGATTCTGAACCTATTGCCTGTCTTTATCTTCCCACCTTCAAGATAGATGTACCAAGCTTTGGCTTCTAGCTCGTTGCCGTCCTTGTCTACTACGTTCTCATAAGATAACCTAATCAGCTTATCTGTGTTGATGTAGTTTTTCTTGTTTATCTTGACTATCGGCATTATTTCTTGTCCTCTCTTAGATTCTTAGCAGCTTCGCTCCCAGTTTTCACGGTCTCAGCACCCTGTTGCATCTGGTCAGCTTTCATCTGCTCCATCTGTGCTTCTGCCTTTGCTGTTCGTGCCTCTTGTACATCCTCATCGCTTCTGATAAACTTAGGGTTTATCCTACGAATGTTAGCTATGTCTCTGCCTATCTCATCCGAATCAATCAAATCAAGTATATCTGGCTTGAGTGACGCTATGTTAGCTATATCTGTCATAAACGCTTGCACATCCTGTATCTCACTCAACCTCTGTGCTTTAGCCAGCGGCGATACATATACAACATCAAGTTCTTGCTCCCTTATAATGTCAGGTGGTTCGGGTAGCTTTCCAAGCCTTGTCATTATCGAATAGGATCTCAACACCATAATATCTAGCATCTCTTGAGAGAACCGACCAACTACCGGGCCTAGCAGTACCATATTCTCTGCTATCCTACGCATGACTTCCGGAACCGTCATGCTGTGTTTGTTTAGCTGATTGAACGCTTGAAACAACGGCACAAAGAACCCTTTCTCAATGTCTGCCTTGATGCCCTCAAGTATCCCTTCACCAACATCTACTCTGCCTCTGCTCTCTATAGCCTGTAACGAATCGGCTGGAGTCTTAGCGTCCCGGTAGTTCATCGCCCCAGGATTAAGGTTCAACGGTAACATATAACCCTTAGAAGGTGCTTGTAACGCTGGATCAGTTATCTTCATAGCAGATCTTAGATTAGTACGCTTAGTAGCACTCGCCAAGAATATGTCAGCTAATACATCCATAGCAGGTGAATAACCCTGTACCTCACCATTCTCTTTGTAGAACCTGCCTATAGCAAACGGGAACTCTTCAAATCCACCCTCACCTATAATATGTGCTTCGCTTGTCTCTATCCAAACACTCTCAAATGGCATATTCTGTGCATCTTCTTTGCCTTCCTCTCTCACGGCTCTAGGAGTAACCCTCAACACAAAGTCCATCTCCTTGTCCTCTTTGCCATCCGCTACAGCGTCAGCGACTGCTTTACCTGCATTATCGCCCCACAAGTCATGTGCTTGCTGTGCTGTGTACTTAAACGTCACCCAGATACGCTTGATCCTCTCAGCAGTATCTTCTTCTATAACAACGTCCTGTGGCGGTAATAGCGTGAACGTGATGTCATTCTCTGCATCTTCTTGTATAAACACTACACCTGTACCGAATACACCAGCATTGGTGTAGAACTCTTGCATTGTTGTATCAAAATTAGTCGAGTTAAACATAGCAAACATGATATCTTCTACTTCCGCGAACCATTGCTTAACTGACTTATCTTGCATAAACCCTATGTTCTTAGTCTGCAGGTTGAACCATTTGCTACTCGGATTCGTCAAGTTACTATGAAACCCTGCCGCCATTATCCTCAACGACCTTATAGCCGTAGTATCGAATACCCTTCTAAAGTTATATCTCTCGCCTCTTGACTTGAGAGCGTTTATATATGCCTTACGAGGTAGACAAAACTCAGCTAAATCTTGCCAGTATGACCGCCAATTAGCTAGCTTACCATGCTTAGTGTCACGCTCTTTCTTGATCTGTTCGGCTTTGTTCGCCATCTTTACTCCTGAGTATTTGACAGTAAATGTCTTTAATGTCTTTTATTTTATGCTTAATAGATTCTTTTCTCATCTTCTTCATTATGCCCCTAAAATGCTCTTGCTAGCATCCTCAGGCCCTTCAGCAGTAAGTATAGTCTTACCCTGTTTTGCCATTGTAGACCTACGCCTCCTCAAATCTTCACGAGCTTTATCTGCCGCTATTCCTGGTGCGGCTTCTGCTTCCTCGCGTATCTGCTGTTGTAGTCTTTCTTGATCCTTAGATTGACCTTCAGCCCGCTTCTTTTCGTCTTTACTAGCACTCATGCTCACGGCTGTCGTGGCTGTAGCCGCATACACGGCCGCTAATGCAACCATCCCAGTTGTAATAAGACATACTTTACGTTTCCCTATATCATGCTTTTCAAAATGCCAGCGTACCATCTTAATCCTCCTGTAAATTCTTGATATATTGTACTTCAAGTAACTTGTATCCTTCTGACAGATAGAATCTCTCAAATATCTCCATCTTGCTATTACCCATATTAGACATTATTATCTGTTTCATACCCATATCTTTGCATAGTTGAACGAATCCTTTATACAATTCTATGCCTTTCTTGCGGTGTTTACTAGATACATACCAAAGAACCTCTAACATTAATGGCTCAATGCCTACTATATGTGTTGTCTTTAACCCTGATATCAGCCCAACTATCTTTTTATCTTCCTCAAGTAGCATTGTTGTCATAAGTGGTACTCTCTCGCTAACCATCTTATCGTCACATTCTACCCCAAAAGCATTGGCTATTTCATCATGGAACTCTTTAACTAGCTCTAATATAGCAGGTGTGTCCTCTTCTGTGGCCAGTCTAATGATATATTCCATATTACCAGCCCCCTGCGTGTTGTGGCAATTCACTATACGTGCCGCCGTAGTTACCGTCATGTTGGTCATCTGTAGCGTATCTAGGTAACTGGTGTGTCTGTTTCTCGTATGTTTTCTGAACATCATCTATCCGACTCACAGCCATCATTAGAGCATCAAAGTGGTCAGGTGACTTGACTTTGTACTTCTCTATCATCTTCTCTTTGGGTACAATGCGTTTCACCCCTGCCGCATTGTACTCAAACCTTATCGTCTCCATCTCTTCAAGGATATACTTGTGCGTTATCCTGAGTCGCTTCATCTGGAGCATATCCTTAATACGATATGACGCTTTAGTCTTGAGATTAGCGTACCGGAGCTTATCAGGACTGTCCGCTTTGAAGGTAGTACCACCGTGAAACTCTTCTATATCAACACCGTTCTCTATCAAATTGTCTATTATCGGGCCACCTAACCCATCTGCATCACCTACAGTTATGACAGGTTTAAGCCTTCTGCGTATGTCTAGCACCTTACCCTGGCTGAATACAGCGTCTTTCTTCTCCCATGACTCTGTATATATCTCATCCCACTCTTCTGGCCCTTTCTGCTCAAGCACACACGCTACACACTTATCCCCACCGTATCTAGCAAAGTCAACACCCATTATCCTATGTCCGTAGTTAGCTTCGTTATAGTACCACTCAAACCCCGGGGCTGACTCTATCTCCGATGTAGCGAATAAAAGGTTGTCAGCGTCATCCAGAGGCTCTCCAAGCCATATGTGATTATAGTCTCGCTCATCTCGGTGTTTACATTGTTCTGCCTCTTTTATAACATTACCAGATATATACCGAGGTTCTATTTCATTGTAATTAGCTGACATAACTAAACAATCGTCACGATTCCTCATCTGTGTGTACACAGGATCTTTCTTTAAGTATCTGTTCATGGTGAAAAATACCTTAGCCTGAGGATTTCTTATTGTCGGTATTAAAGTATCGAGTGACTGCTTACTTATCGCCTGTGCCTCTTCTATCCATGCTATGGAAATATTTTCCATGCTCTTTACAGATACTACACCCTGTTCCCTAAGGCCTACAAATCTTATGGTAGAGCCAGTCTTATTATGTTCTATTGTTGCTTTACCAACTGAATAGTCTAAATTGAACTCATCAATTAAATCTCTAAACAAAGCATGCACACTATCCTCAATGCTCTTCTGAACCTCTCTCCCACACATGATCCTTAATTTCTTTTGCTCACCCAACCAGAGTATAAACCTTGCTACTGAATGGCTCTTACATGAGTTCCTACCAGAATGTAACAAGAAATACCTATACTTATTGATATCGTCTATCATAGGTATCCAAGCTTGTGGTATGTCTAATATTTGGGGTAAGTTCAGCATTTTTCCCTTAATCTTGCGTGTTCCTTAGCATGACACTTAACGCAAAGCGTGATGCCATTGTCTATATCGAAAAAAGGTTCCCACTTGTATGCTAACCGCAACAAAGTATCTGTGTCTTCTACCGGAGAAAACTGATCATATTTATTCAAAAACTCTTCTCGTATCTCTACAAACCGTCTTTTATGATGAACATGTAGCTTTGTATTACCGCCACAATGTTGGCACGTGAATGAATCTCTGCATCTCTAGTAGAGCAGAACTTGGCTGTCTTCTCTCTCGCCTTATTAACTGAAAACACATCACCACACTCTTTACATACCATATCTATCATCCTATTGCCACCTCATGCAGTTTACCATCTTTCTCTATCCTACCCATATTGGTTACTGTTCGTGTCTCGTTAATATCCTTTTTCTCTCGGTAGTTATGCTTGTTCTGTAAAACCATACCTTGAACGCTAGGACGCATCTGAGATTGGTCGTAAACTACTCTATTCTCTAGAGTTAGCTCAATAGCATTATGTAAGTTACAAATGCTTTTATTATCATAGTGTATATCATTAGTCCATTTAGATCGGATTTGTTGGCTTACTCCGTAGTTGGTGAGCATATATAATGATACTTCGGTTTTGAGTAGAACTTTCTCATTTTCGATTAACCAATTATATGTTTCTTCAAAAATGCTAACTATCTTTTCTGCTGGCCATTTCTCTCCGGCTTTATTACCCTTGAACCATACTTGATTATTAGGTGTAGATGCAGTTTTACTCATACATAAAGTATACTGCTTATGAGACAAGGTGCAAGGTAAATATTCCCACTTTTAACGCTTATCTCATTAAGCGACCCATCCCACGATGACTTTAAACAGACTCATTACACCCATAACGATTACGATACCGGATAACAATAACCATGATAAAGCTATCGCAAACGCTATGCCGTCATTGAACTCTGGCGATCTTGTTGCTAGACCTCTGTCATTTTTCTTCATGCCGCCTCCCTGTACATGACAATAAACAACATTACAAGATTGCGTTCCATCATGCCCCCCATTGTTTGAATTTATCCTCATTTTTACACTTATCACATCGCCCCCGGTTGAGACATACCTTCTCACAAAGAGGATTGTTTATCGTTTCACCCGGATCAGGAGTAGCACATTTCTTCACACAATGTTTGACGTTCTCAAATACCCAGCGCCAGTCGATTTCTCCGGTTGGGAATTTTATACGATCAAGCTCTTCAAGCGCTTTGTCTATGTCAATTTCATGCTTCATCTGGCTTCTTCTCATCTTTGTCCAACTCAAGTAAAAGATTATAAGCACCAACTTTCTGCTGTCCTAGTTGCGTTAGTTGCTGGATCTCTTTATGCTTCTCTCCGATTCTCAACTCTATTAACTTGATATCTTCTCTTAGCTTATCTTTTCGCTCATCGTGCGAAGCTTGGCTGACCCCCGCTATGAATATCCATACCACTACTATACATATAATTCTCTTCACCATCGTTCCTCCTTTTGTTATTCGGTTAAATTCGCCATACTGCAATATTTTAGTTTGAATATACTTCATTTTTTCTCCTTCCGCATATTGCGTATTTGTCCAAGAATAAACTTCTCATGCTCATCCATTAACTCTTGCAATTCTTTAACCGTCATTCCTTCTTCTAAAGGCTCA